CGGATGCGCCTGTGGCACCAGAGGCTCCGGTGGCACCTTGGGCGCCTGTGGCACCAGAGGCTCCGGTGGCACCTTGGGCGCCTGTGGCGCCGGTGCCCTTCGCGCCGGTTGGACCCGAGGGCCCTGCGACGCTCGATGCGGCACCGGTCGGACCTGTGGCACCGACGACTCCTTGGGCGCCAACGTCGCTGCTCAGCAACACGACCTCGATGAGGGCGGTTCCCGAGAGGACTTGGCGCAGTGCGACGGCCACGTAGGCGTCCGTCGCTCCGGCGGTGACGAGGTAGCCGCTCGCGTTGACCTTGAGCGGGCTGCCGATGTCGATTTGCGTGGCTCCGTCCACCAGGGCCAGGACGGCCGGGGCGACGAGGAGCACGTCGACGTTGTCGCCCGAGACGCAGTCCTGGGCGGCGAAGCCGATCATGCGGTCAGATGCCCCGCAGAGGGCAACGTGACCGTCAGCAGCCAGCTTGACGGCTGTGTGCTGGACGAAGCTGGCGTCAGCGACGAATGAGCGCCGCGGCGCAAGCAGGTCGTGGTCTTGTGATGCCATGTGGGTCACCTACTTTCGAGCGTCAGACGTCCGAGCCCGTAGGACTCATGCCGCCGATGTGCTGCTCGGAGAGATAGGCGGCGTAGTCGGAGAAGAGCTGCGGATCGCTGATCTTCAGCGCGGCCCGAGCCTCGTCCTGGCCCTTGAGACCCTTGAGGTGGTTGACGGACATGTACGTGGAGATGGCGTCGGCCATGGCCTTCGGAGGATCGGCGGTGACGCCGCCCTCTGCCATTTCCCTCTTGCCCTCGTGTCCGGCGTTGCCGTGCTCGGTCACGTCGACCAGCTTGACGGTCTTGCGAGCCTCGAGCGTGGCCTCGAACGCCTCGGGACTGGCCTCTGCCAGCGCCATGAGGGCGTCCTTCTCGGCCGGCAGGACGTGCGTGTCCTTGATGGCCTCGGCGAGCTTCGCCTCGGACTCGACCCTGCGGGTGGCCTTCTCGGCTTCGGCGGTCTTCGCCTCGGCCGCCTCTGCGCGGTCGATCAGCTTGACTACCTCGGCCAGGATGACCTCGTCGGTCGCGTCCTCGGTCAGGTTGAGCTTCTTCAGTGTGTCGGTGTTCATGTGATCAGCTCCTTTCGGGGCAATCGGCCCATCGTCTTCGTGGCTTGCGTCGTGCGTGCCCTTCACCGGCCTGACTCCCGGTGAATCGGGCTCCAAACGACCCGCGCCACGAGTAGCGGGGTCGGTGCTTTCTGATGTCTTGAGGCCGTCGCAGAAGTCCTGGACGTCCTTACAGAGCTTGGCGATGCCGGCGTGGATCGCGGTGTTGCCCTTCTGGCCCTTGAGCGCCAGCTTGGCGTGCGCCGGCAGCGCGTTGACCATGGCCAGCAATCCGTCCCAGGGGGTGGCGTCGCTGGGCTTCTGGTCGTCGTCATCATCCTCGGGGTTGCCCTCGAGGGAGTACTCGGACAGGGTGGCCACCACGGCCATCGTCTGCGCCGCCTTGGCGTCCTTGACGGCGGGCATGATGGAGAGCACCGGGGTGTTGCACAGCGTGAGGCTGCGCAGCACGTTGGGGACCTCGGCGCCAGACTGATTCATCACGACCATGCCGATCTCGACACTGCCGTATTTGTACTCATCGTCGGAGAGAAGCTGAGCACCGAGCGCGGTCCACTTCACGTCGGCCCACAGTGCCATGCCGGTGACGTCGCCCTCCTCGTAGGAGGCGAGGTAGACGCGCTTCACCCAGCCGGCGGCCGGCGCCGAGACATCGTGGCGCCCGCTTGAGTCGACGACCGGCTCGCGGCCAAGGATTCCGGCCTCGAAGTTGGCGATCAGCTCGTTGGCCAGATCCTCGGTGAACTCCAGGTCGGGATACTTCGCCGAGTGGAAGGTGCCGATCGGGAAGACCATCATCGGCGTGGTGTCGCCAGCGGCGATGTGCTCGCCGAGGTGCAGGCGGTAGAGGTCCTGGATGTTCGTCTCAGTCAAGCCCTCGGGCGGTACCTTGCCGCCACCAATTGCGATGGCCTGCTTGATTGCCTGCTTCTTGGCTACCTTCTCGCTGGCGTCATCGGAGTAGGTATAGCAATGACCAGAGTCGCCGTACTTCCACCCCTTCTTGCCTTCTAGCGTGCACTGCATGAGTGGCATCTCAAACTCCTTGCGTCTCGGCGATGTCGGGTTGCTCAATCTCGTAGATGACCAGGCAGCGACACTGCTCGCCGCCCTCGCAGTCGGGGTTTGGCGTCCAGTCGGCGGCCTCGTCGAGGTCGGTCGTCTCGTCGCCGTCCTGGCCCTCGCAGGTGTCGCAGGTGTTGCGATCCATGACGGCGCTGTAGGTTGCGCTGGCAATCTCGGCGGCGTCGGCCGCAGCTTGGTCTGTGCGGCCGTCGCCCATCAGGCGGGTCACGGTCGCGCCTTGCAGAAGCGCCGCGGAGTCGGAGGCGACCATGATGGCCGACTCGAACAGCTCATCATTGACGGCAGCCGAGGCACTACGAAGCGCGGTCCTGGCGGCGGCGGCCTGCGCGGCTGCAGAGATGGCGCGCGCGGCGACCTCCGCTTCCTGGGCGATGCGATCGCCTATGCCGCCAGCGCCAGCCGACGTCGGCGTAGGCACGTCGGCCAGTTGCGCTGAGCCGCCGCCCTGACGAGATTCGATGATCTCCTGGGGAACGGCCTCGCCCTTGCGCTGGCGGTCAAGTTCGTCGGCTACCTGCTTTCGACCGGCGTTGTAGTGCGCCGTCAGGGTCTGGGCGATCTGCTTGGTGAGCGCGTCGACCATCGGCGGCCGGGAGGCGACGAAGGACGCCACGCGTCCTTTATCCGCCGCGGCGCGCGCTCGCTTTGCAAGCTCCGTCGCCTGAGCTTCGCGGGTGGTTGCAGTGGCCGCCTTGATGGCGTCCTTCTGGCCCGCCATGGTGGCGCTGATTTCGTCTAGGTCGCAGAACGACTCGAGGCGCGCGAGCTTGGCGGTCGGCGCCTGGCGGAACTCAGCCAGCTTGCGACCCAGCTTCTCGCCGCACTTCTCACAGACCGTGGCGTCCGCGTCGTTCTTGGCGCCGCAGGCGATACAGGTCTTGGTCTCGGCTAGCTCTGCCGCCTTGGCGATCACCGGCGGTCGCTGGCCCGGCAGCATCGGCGCCGCGATCGGCGAGGCGGGCTTGGAGATGTCGGCCTTCGTCTCGGGCGACACGCCCTGAACCGCGGCGGCTGTCTGCTGCGCCACCGTCTGCCCCGGCCCCGGCTGCGGCAGCGGCGGGGGCACGCTCGGTAGGTTGTTGGTCGCGTTCAGCGCCGCGTCCTGCTTAGCCTTCATCTTCTCGAGGTAGGCGTCCTGAGAATCAACGGCGTCGGGGTCAAGCTCGGGTAGTTGCAGCAGGTGCCTGATCTCTTCGATGGTGATCGGGTCGTCGAACGTGATGCCGGCCTGCGTCAGGTTGTGGAGGCCCTGGCCGAAGACCAGCGGGTCGACCTTGCCGAGGCGGCCGAACTGCAAGCGCGGCATGAGGTCGGTGTCCTCGCCGTAGTTGTAGCTCACGAACTGGTAGATCAGGCCGTCCTTCTGGTTGAAGACGTCCTCGATCTGGTTGGCCTCGCTCTCGCAGCTCTCCTCGAGCATGTCACCCATCGTCATGCCCAGGGCCCTCGATCCCGTGGCGGTCTTGCCGAGGTCGAGCACCTGAGCGAGCAGCACGTTGCTCATCTGCGTGTCGTAGTATTCGATTGCCCGGACGATGTCGGCGGGCCGCGCCTGGGAAGGCACAAGCTCGAACTCGACGTCTGGAGGCAGGCGCAGTCCCATCGTCTCGCCCATGCGCCACTTCGACATGATCTCGTCGATCTTGGCTTGCAGCTTTTTGCTGGCCGCGACCGAGGCGCCCTCCTTGAAGACCGGCACGCCGCCCATGCGCTCGAGCAGGATGAGCAGCAGGACCTCGAGGCGTTCCTTGTTGTACCAGGGCTTGTGCATCGGTCGCAGGACGGAGCGCCCGCGCCAGTTCTCGCCCTCGCGCTGGTTGACGAACCACATCAGCTTCTCGCCGGGGATCGTCAGCCAGTGGCCGAAGACGCTCTGCTCGACGCGGTCGACGCGGCCATTTGCCCCCCACACCCACCAGATGGTGCCCGGCGGACGGTAGGCGAGACGATCGATGCCGACCTTGCCGTCGTCGGTGTTCCAGATGATCTCGAAGGGGACGAAGCCGTAGTCGCGATACCTGAGGATTTCGGCGAGGGTCGAGCGCCAGGAGTACGCCATCTTGTTGAACAGGGCGTCCTCTACGGCGTCGCGGACCTCGTTGCACTTGGGGTTCTTGGGGTCGGCCGAGACGATCGACACGTCGGCTTTCAGGAGAGGGAGGTCGGTGGCGTAGCGCAGGCCGGCAACCTTCGGGTCGGAGAGCCGCATCCTGTCATATATCGGGTAGGCCCGCATGCCCTGGAGGTCGTGGAGATACTCGAGGTCGCGGATGCGGCGGGCGGTGCCGGGCGAAACGTACCCCCAGTATCCCATGCCGGTGTCGCCCATCTCCTGCGTGTTGGCGGTGGCGGGTACCTCGGCTAGGCCGAAGGGATGCGCTAGACGGTCAAGGAAGCTCACGGCTCCTCCAGGTCGTCGGGTAGGATCGTGCCCACGCTGAAGTCGCCGACGAGGGTCTCAGACGGCAACACGGTTTCTAGGGGGATGGTCAGGCAGCGATCGCCCAGCTCGAAGTCCGGCGCGGTGTAGGCGCGCGCCGGCTCATCGGGCAGGAACTCGGTCTCGAGCGACGCGTCGAAGAAGTCTGGCAGCATGCCGCCGTACTGGTCGAGGTCGCTCATGGTTGCGCCGGGGAGGCGCTGGTAGTAAGATGCAACGTGCGAGGTCTCCTTCGCGCTAGTCGGGGATCCCGTGCTGTACCGTCAAACGGCCCAGCGGTCCCGTCGGCCGCTGGGCCTTACACTTCTTCCACTAAAGGCGCAGATGTGTTGCAGGGTCTGGGCCAGTACCACCCGCCGGAGCCCTGAAAACGCGCCACAGGGCCTTACGTGTGCCCCCACGGCAGTGTGCGATTCTACTGCGACAGTTTGCTGAGACCAAAACAACGCAGCTATCCCGCACACGGTGGAATCGGGCGATCTCTGGAATGAGCGCCGGCCCCCACCTGCCAACGCATACACGGGCTCCCATTCGGACGAGCAATCAGCCAACGACACGATCGCAACCGCATCGCCCCCGTGTTCCCACTTGTCGGAGCGGTCTCCCCCGCACGTAGGCGGGTTACTGCCTCGTCAGGCTATGACCGTGCGCTCTCCGACATCTGCGGTACTAATCGGGAATTGAACTTCCGATCTGCACCCCTACCATTCTCGGCCCCACATCCCCTGGGAAGGCCCCGGCTGCGCCTCCATCGGCTCCCAATCCTCGGGCGCCGCCGGACGCATGTTCACTGCCCAATATCGCAGCGCGTCGAGCACGTGCTGGTACTGGCTCGACTCCGCCTGGTCGTAGAGGTCGGGCTTGTGCGGGTCGGGCGTCACCGTAGTGATGGCCTCTAGTGTCCAGGGGCACTTCTTGCTGATCAGCAGCGGCAGGTCGGGGTCGGCGATCAGATCGAACAACTTCACGCAGCCGTCGCGGATGCCCGAGGGCTGGCCGACGGGATTGAGGCCGGCGCGCTGGAAGACCTCGAACTGCGACTCGCCGGTCTGCGCTTCGGCTGCACGGCCGGCCGGGTCGCAGTAGGTGATCGCGGGCGCCGTGAGCACGCCCAGCCCGCAGTCAATGCTGTGGATGTGCTCGACGAACTCCTGGGTCGTCATGGCGGCGCTCGCGGCGCGCGCGGCCGGCGCGAACTCAGCGACGACGATCGGCTGGCCGGCGGGCGATGTCTGCACCCAGAGACAGGCTGGGTGGCGACGGCCGAAGTCGACCGCGCGGCAGGTAGACCAGCTCGGCGTCGCGCCCTGCTCTGTCTCGTTGCGGTCTGACCAGCGCTCGAAGTACACCCCGGCCGGCGCCGCGAAAGCGTCGCGCGGCGAGGACGCGTGCTCGCGGTTGGCCAGGCGCGGCTCGGGCGACTCAGTAACGTTGAGGCGGTACCAGTCGGCGTCGCGGCCCGGGTGAGACGACCACGGGTAGAAGATCGTCGTCCAGCGACCCTTGCCCTGCTCGGAGTCGCTCCATATCCGGTGCGCATGGTCGCCCGGACCGTTGCCGGTCGTCACGGCGTAGAGCCGCTGCGAGGCCGAGTCCAGCGATGTGAGCATGTCTTCGGGCCACTCCCAGAAGGCGAACTCGTCGGCCAGCGAGGAGTACGCCGCCTTGCCGCGGCCGTACCTCTTGGTCGCCTTGCCGGCCTCGTAGCGCGATCCGTTGGCGAAGGCGATCTGCTCGGTGTTGTCGACGAGCTTCGCGGGGCGCCACTCCTCGGGGATCGAGCCGTGCAGGATGCGCAGGCGGTGCAGGGCGTCGACGGCGTCCGCGCCACTCTGCGAGGCTACCAGGAACAGGCGGTTGCCCCAGAATGTTCCCTGGTAGAGCATGTGCGCCAGGACCGTCCAGGTTATGCCGAGCTGGCGGGCCTTGAGCGCGAATACTCGGTCGAGCGACGCCAGCCGTGCCACGAACTCGATCTGGAATGGCCACAGCGCGAAGGGGATCAGTCCTCCGGAAACCTTGTCCTCGATACGCAGCGCGTCGATGAACGCGATCTCGTCGGGCCGGTCGCGCTCGGCCTGGGCGGCGATGACCTCTCGGGCGTGCAGCAGCATCGCGGCGCGCTTGCGCTCTGTGGCGGTGCTAGTCACGGGTCACGAACGAGAATCCGACCAGCGCAATCAGCGCCAGCACGCAGATCAGGAAGGCGATCATTTCACCATGTCCACGACGACGATCAGGGCATAGCCAACCGGGTAGTTGGAGTCCATGAGCGTCTTGGCTTCGACCTTGCTCCACATCTTCATGCCGTAGTCGGCTACCTCCTGAGCCTTGGTGGGCTGACAGTGGTCGAGGAAGGCGTGCGGTCCGTAGCCGCGGATGTGGGTCGGATCGGACCAGTGATAGCCGCCGGTCGGGTCGGTTGTCTCGAGGTGGATCGTGCCGCCCGGCTTGAGCACGCGCCAGCACTCATTGAGGAAGTGCACGCCATCTTGGAGATGCTCGATGATGTGCATGGCCAGCAGCTCGTCGAACGAGCCGTCATAGAACGGCCAGTCCTCGTTCAGGTCGCACGACACGTCGGCGCTCTCAATGATGTCCACGTTGACGTAGCCATCGAGGTTCGTCTTGCCGCAGCCGATGTTCAACTTCAAGATCGGCCTCCGAATCGTATCAGCCAGACCAGCACGATGAGCGCCATGATGACGCCTATGCAGACCATGGCGACGGAGAGGATGTCGAGCGCGACCCTCATGGCCGGCGCACGGCGCTGTAGATGATCCACAGCCAGATCGCCAGGCAGACGAACATGACCGTCTCGAAGAACGCGATCATGCCGGCCCTCGCTGTCCGCTGCGCACGACCGTCAGCTTCGACGCCGCCTTGGCGTTGCGCGCGTCCCGCTCGTGGCGCTCGTGGCATCCTTTGCAGCAGGGCACCTTGTAGGGCACGGGTTCGATGCCGTTTGAGGTCATCGCCAGCGCGGGGATCTCCGTGACGTAGCCGATGCCGTACATCGCGCTGTGGCAGTAGTGGCAGTGCGTGTGCGGCGGGCCGGAGATGAGCTCGGTGGGCTCGCGCCCGTCCTGGGTCGGATCGCTCATCTGGACGCTCGGCGGATGGATGCGAGGCGGTATTGCTCCCCGAGCGCAGCGATGGCCCTGTCTGCGAGCAGTACGGCGTTGATCATCTCGCATCCATCGATCGTGTCTCCGGCGGAGCAGCCACGCCAGTTGTCGCGCCATGCGTGCCAGTAACGCAGGTCCGCGGGCTGTGACCCTAGGTACCCTCGGTAGGGCAGAGAGCTGGGCTCGTCTGGCCCGTAGAGCGCCTCAACCACCGCAACTCTACTACGTTCATATGACATGAGCGCCCTCTCGATCATCTTACGAACGTCGTCGAATGTTGGACACTCCTGAGCGCTCATTCCTCGCCTCTCTTGGTTTCCTCGATAAACGCTACAAACTGGCGCGCGGCGTCCACGATCTCGCTCGCAGTGCCAAACTTGTTGCGGACCAGAAAAGCCAAGGCGCGCTCGCGCAAAGATGCGTCTTCTCCCGCCAGTGCATGATCTATGATCTTGTGCACCTCTTCGAATGTTGGATGACCCTGGTCGCTCATGCCTCGCCTCTCTTGTTGCGCTCGTTCATGGCCTGGTACGCATACGCCGCGCCACGTGCCGCCAGGTGTGCGGTCCAGGCGCCCGGCGACGATCCGTTGGTGGCGTCGAGGTCGCCGTGGCAGCGCATGCAGCACGGCACCCACTTGTCTGAGTCCCAGAAGTCCTTGCGCCCGCCCATGCCGCGGTGGTGCGGGAAGTGTGCCGGCACCGACTGGCCCTCGATGCCGCAGACGCAGCAGGGCAAGGTGGCGGCTAGGTGCGAGGCTTGCTGGTGCGTCATGACTTCAGCTCGAACGACTGGAACAGCAGCATGCCCACGATGGTGATCTGGTGGTGCTCAAGCTCGAGGTTGGCGATCGTGTTGGCGGCTTCCAGCATCTCGTGCCCCAGTGTCTCGAGCGCGGCCTCCTCGCAGAGCCGCGGGCTGATGTGAATGGAGTGCGTCTGGTAGTCGCAGTAGCCCTCGCACGATTCGGTCAGCGGGTCTTCTTCAACTACCACGTCAAACCAGTGGCCGAAGATCGGAACGCGCGCCGGCAGGTTCACTCTGTGCCCTCCTCGATGATCTTCTGTAGCTCTTCCTCTATCTCGTCTCCGCTCAACAGCTTAGCGATTTGCTCGCGCACCGTCAAGTGCTCGACGCGCTGTACGTCGCGCCACTTCGCCGGGCGCCGGTTCTTGAGCCAGAAGATCTGAGCGGTGACGTTGCCGCCGATCGCCGATCCGAACAGCGAGTCCTCAACCCGGGCGTCGGCGAGGTCGCGGCCGTCGTTGAGAGAATCAGACAGGTCGGCGTGCTCAACACACCAGCGGCCCAGGGTACTGGCGCTCACGTGCAGCTCGTCAGCGATCTGAGCAGCCGTCAAGCCGTTGCGAGCCATCCACTTGACCAGGACGGGGAAGAAGCTGCGGTACTTGCTGTGAGCTGGCACCTTTAGGGTCGCCTACT